CTGGCTGTACTGCTTGCCCTTGTCAAAGTCCTCGCCATAGCCCAGTGCAGCCACCGTGCGGATCGTCTCCGCAATCGGTAGCACCGTGTACGGATGCACGCGGCGCTGCTCCAGCATTGCCGCAAGCGTTGACTTGCCTGAGCCTTGCGGCCCTACGAATGCGATATTCACTTGTTCACCCTCCTCAGATAGTCGATCCACATATGAACGCGCTGTGGATAGCGCTCAAAGAATCCGATGGCTCGGTTGCACGGTGAGCAGAGCAGCGCCCTGACACACTTGCCACACGAGACTGGCGTTCCCTTTGTCCTGCCGGTACTGAGTGTCTCGTACTGGCAGCAGCGTGGATCGTGGTCCACCGTCACCGCCCTAGTCTTGCCAAAGCGGAGTGGCTCCTTGCACGCTCCGCATCGATCAGCCTGTGCCAGCCGTAAGGCCGTGTACTGCCCCATCGTCATCCGATGGTTGTAGAGCGTGTACTTCAACACCCTCACGGCTCGTTCGTCCTCAGTCTCCCTCTCCCTCCAGGCTCTCGTTGCCAGAGCACGCTTGCTCGGCTGCTCTTGCTTACGCATTCCTCTTCACTCCAAGGATCTCGTTGATCGGTAAGAGCCTGCTCTTTCCGTCTCGTTTGAGAGAGGATATAGGAGAGAGTCTGCTCTGCTCTTCTCTGCTCTGCTCTGGTATCGTTATCTCCCCACCTTTTCGTGCTCGCCAGTTTGCTTGACGCGTGGTCGACGTTGGGTCGACTTGATATCGAGAATAGTTCGAGATGGTCACGACACCGTCTCCACTTTCTGTCAGGAGACCACTTGTCAACAGTGCCGGTACGCCTCTAGAGAGACGAGATCCGAGCACTGCCTTGAGGTGCGCCTGATCCTTGAACTTACCGCCGCTCCGCAATTGCTTCGCCTCTGCGATGCAGACCACAAAGGCTCGGAAGGCAAGGTCAGACAGGCTGCTCACTGCAGCGTCCTTGTTGATGTTCACATCGAGTTTGACCCACAGATTCATCTAGTCCTCCTGTGTTAGTGGCTGGGAGAGGTGGAGGTCGCCAGTCTCTCCCAGCCGTAGATGATGCCTAGAACGGCAATGACTCCAAGTCGTTCTCGGAACGCTCAGGCTCTCCGCTCGGCGCTGTCTGGGCATTGATCCAAGCAAGGCTCGGCTTGCGCTTGCAGAACTGGCCGCCGCCATCCTTCCCGCCACACGCATAGAAGCCTGAGTACTCTTTACCAGCCTTGGAAACTCCTGCTGGCTTGAACGACCAGGCCGTGCGGTGGTCTGGGCATTCGCCCTCGGCGAAGAGCATCGCGGCTGCTACGGCCACATCACTCGTAGAAACCGACGGCTGAGATACCCTCACAGAATCAACGGAGAGGGGTCTAGGAGCCACGGAGAGGCTCGCTCCTGTGCCTGACGCGTATAGTGACCTGCCAACCCCAATCTGAGCGGCGCAGCGGCGCAGAGCGTCGCTTGCTGCTGACTTAAGCGGCTCGTCATCCTGAGCGCTATTTGGGTAGCCGAAATCCTGTCGGACGGTGGTGACCCCATCGATCACGGCGACCAAGGTGCCGTGTACGACGGCGCGCTGGGCGTCTGCAACCTTGACCTCGAACTGCCAGCCAGCCAGCCCTAGAACATCGTCTAGGCGCTGGGCGACTGCTCGTGCATCTGCGTAGGTGAAGGTCATTCCGCCGCGCCCTGGGCGCTGCTTCAGATCTGTACCGGTGAATGGCGCCGCGAGCGCCGCTGCAATTTGCTTACTCATTGCTTCCCTCCTTAGGAACTGCGCGCAAGTATTTCTGGGGAACTCGCACATACCCCTCTCCGCTATCGCGGCCAACCTGCCAACCCTTGTCAGCCTTGATCCAGCCGATCACATCGACCTGCGTGTAGCCAGTCTCAGGGATGGGATACGCCAGAACGACATAGCGCCCTAGCGTGCGATCCTTATCCCTGACCACTAGCCCAGCGTCAGGATTCCGTACTCGCTTGACCTCAATGTTCTCGCCCACATCTGGCTCGTCGCTGTGCAGATGATGCTCACCTGCCGGCCAGACCTTGGCGTGCCACTCGGCGTTGAATACTCGTGCCACTGCACACTCGGCAGTAGCGGCTGCGAATGATGCCACCGTGTCATCCTCCATCTTGTCGCGGTGGTAATAGGATTTGTCCTTGCTGTTGCGGTTTGCCAGATTGCGACCGTCGCCAACGAGACGCGCTTCTACCACCTCAGCGTCAGTAAGTTGGTACAGCACGCCGCGTGGCACATAGGTCACGCTTGATCCTCCTTACCGAACACACGGAACACACGCGCACCTGGCTGCTCTTTGGTAGCGGATGAGAGCGCACGCTCGTAGATATCAGGAGCCGTCTGCTCGAACACTTCAGCGACTGACTTCCAGTCCACCTTGATGCTGCTCTTGTTGGTCTTCCAGGTGGCGAGCCAGCCCTGACCCTTGACGCCTTCACCGTCTGCGATGGCTTCCTTGATGGCGATTGCCATCTCCTTCAGCGCGGCATCGGCAGCCTCTGCCTCCACCTTCGCTTCAATGTAGAGGCGCGCAATGTGATCCAGTTGCGGATTCGCCACGGCGTAGGTGTTGCTGCTCTGCGGCTTGACTTCAGCGAGCGTGTCGCTGTCGTTGCCGGTGAGAGGTGGCGGAGTCTTGGACTGCACCAACTCGCGGAACAGGACGGCCTTGTCGAACAGTTGCGTCTGGTAGACAGGGTCAGCCTCCACGCGCTCAATGCGAAAGACCAAGCCAGAGAGCAGCACGGCGACATCGCAGTACGACGCGCCAGTGATGAACATCTGCCACTGCACCTGGTCGACATATTCAGGTGGCACTGGGTACAACTGCCAGCGGCTGCTCGTTGAGGTCTTGATCTCTACCAGTCCAGTGGTATCGCCAACGATGGTGCGGTCAAGCGATGCCATCGCCCAAGGGTGCTCCTTGAGTCGCACGATGCCATTCGACTTGCGGAGTTTGTGCCCAGTCTCGGCGGTGTAGTAGTCGGCGACTGCCTGCTCGAGCAACTGACCGCGCTGTGCCGCCGCTCCGACTTCCTGCTCACCGACCTGACCTGTCAACTCAGCCCAGAGCCGATACGCCGTCTTGTACGGCGACGAGCCGTTGATGGCGGTGATGCCGGTGGCAGTGATGCCGCCCTTCCGCATCTCAAACCACTCTGGCGACCTCTGTGGGGCAGCCGAAAAGATAAAGCGCTTGCTCATTGTGTCCTCCCAAATACAGGCTGGCTCTTGGCGATCTGGATCAGCAGCGCCCAGCACACGCCGCAGATCTGGTCGCGCTTCTGTGTCGACTTGGTCTTGACTGGACCCTTGCAGTAGGCACACCTCATCGTGAGACCAACTGAAAGACCAACACGGCCAGTACCCAGAACGCCATCACGGCAACGGTAAAACTGAAGCGCTCACGGTTGTGAGCCTCTCGCTCTAGGCGCTGGTACTCCGATGTGAAGTACGGCCGCACAACCATCTTCGGTGTGCTCTTGCGATTGACTTTCACAGTGACCCTCCTACTACTAGCACGATGTAGATGCACGCGATAAAGAGCGCGTATCCAATACCGTCCAAGATTGCCCACATCATTAGCGCACCTCCTCATTCAGAACTACCTTCTCCTTGAAGTCAATCAAGCAAGTCGCACCACAGGTGTTGCAGACATAGCGGAGATCATTCTTGAACCGTGGCTCAATCAGATCGAAGCCGTCATCCATCGTGTAGTTGCCACAACTGCACTCAAGGAAGTCGCTGTCGGCATCCTCAAACTTGATGCGACCCTTTGCTACTGCCGCGCTCACGCTGCCACCGTCGCAACCGTGAAGGTTGCATCGCAAACATCGCACGATGGGAAGGCAAAGACAGCCAATTCAGCAGCGCTGATTGATGATGTCTGCGAATAGATACCGGCAACGACGGTCTCGTGTACTGACTCTTTGAGGCAGTCTTCGCAGAGGGCTCGAACGCTTACCTTGCCGTTGAACTCGGTCTTGAACTTGTATCCCTGTGTCATCTTTGACCTCCTGTCAGGAGAGCCAATCTGGCTCGTCCTCCCTGACTAGTCAATCATATGGGATAACGCTAGGAGCCGTCAACCCCTGTTGCGCGGCTATTTTTTATGCAAGATGGATGTAACAGTAGTCCCCTGGGTGGAGGAGGGACCACCCAGGGGAAGCCGCCTAGGACGGCTGAGATAAGTCCTCTAGGCTGACGGCTACCAGGAGCCCCAGGCAGACGCCGCAGAGCAACTCGCCCAGTGACTCGACCTCCCAGACTCTGGCGACCATCTCGCAGACTGAGCAGTTGCCGAATGGCTTAGCCACGATTTACTTGTGAGGGCCGTTACCGTTAGCGATCTCCGCCTTTGCCTTGCCGATACCGAACTTCGGATCGTCAGGATTGAGGGCGCGTACGATGACCTGAAGGCAGGCGGCGATGGCACCAGCGAAGATCATATCTGCCTGATCAGCGTCTAGCCGCGTGATCTGGGAGCCGCTCGCCAAGGCGATGGCGAGTCCAGTGCCGAGACCTGTGCGGAGCGCTTCGATCACCATCTCGTCAATGCCGGTATTGGCGACGATCCAGCCGAGCGATGCCGCAGCCTTAGCGCGGAAGCCCTTCTTACCGTTGCTCGCCTTGGCGGCTTCAACGAGTGCGCTGAAGGCTTCCTTGCCCTTGTCATCCCAGTCGACGCGCTGAAGCGCCGCCTCGGCGTCAGCGATGACGGCGGCTGTCTTCGTGTTCTTTGCCATTGGAACCTCCTTATGATTGTTAGTTGGTGTCTGTGCAACGATTGTAGGAGCAGGCACAGGTGCGCTCACTGGTGCTACCACAGGCGCAGCGACTGGCACTGGAACTGGCGTGGCATTGTCCTGCGGATTTGGTGCGGCTACTCGCCCAGGATGCGTGACGATGAGTAGGCACTTGAAGTCGACTGCGACCTTCTTTGCCTTGACCTTGCTGTTGGCAATCTGGCGCAACTGCTCTTCGGTTACCGGCACGCCGTATTTCTCAGCGGCTTGCTTATCGTCGCGCGTTGGACACGCCCACTGCCAGCCGTGGTCTTCGCACCATCCTGCGGAGGTCATATGGCCGTAGCCA